TGCTGGATGCGCAGAACCGTGCCGCTGTCGTCAGTTTCCGGAATGTCTGGCGTCGTGTCGGCGTCGTGGTTGATGCTGACGCCTGGGGCGATGGCGCCATTCGCCGAAAATGCGGGTATCCTAAGAGACTGGGTATTCCCGGGTACGAGCGACATGGGCTTTCTCGACCTCCGCGGTGAACAAGGCGAGCCCTTGTTTGGCCGCCGCGTCTTCACTCCCGGCCTTTATATCGTAAAAACGCGAGTATGCGAAGGAAGCCCGCCCCCAGACATGCACCCGGTACAACAAGACGCCTTTGGGCAGGCGCTCGATCGATGGAACCCAGTCGACGGTGGCCGAACAACAGACGCGCGGGAGGCCAAGCGGGTCATACTGTGGCATCATCTTCTCCAAGGAAGTCTGCCGCCTCCTGCGCAGCAGCATTTTGCTTGGCGACTTCTTCAGCCTCAAGCATAGCGACAAACGCCCAGCCCTTCTTCGACAGCCGGCGAGCCATGCGCGCTGCTGTGCGCGTCTCCTTTTCGCCCTCGAACATAAGTGTCTCAGTGACGTTGCCCAGATCGACCAGCCCGTTGATGCGCAGCGTCGACTTCATATAGCCGCACCCAGCAAAGTCAGCCACTTGCGGCCCGAGCGTCAACTGCTTCAGATCATCGACGTCACCGGGCGACAACCGGACTTCCTTCAGCCGGCTAATGTCAAGCGGCCCGGTGACGCCGACGAGGTAGCCATCGCGTACGGTAAAAACGCAACCGTAGTCCTCAAGCACCCGCACCGGCAGCAAATCCTTCCGGACAGCAAGCCGAAACTCCAGCTCTTCGATCACAGACGGCGCTGTACCGCAGTTCGCCGCCAGCCGCTCGACCGACCAGCCGATCATCTCGCGCGCTCGCATGAGAATATTCATAGACCCTCCTTTTTCAACAGTTGTAGTGCCCGGATTCAACCAAAGGATCTTCAGCGCAAAGCACAAGACGCGCGGGAGGCCAAGCGGGTCATACTGGGGCATGCGGGTCACTCACCACATAATCCTCCAGTCGGTCGCCAGCATGTCAGTCTGAGACGCCAGCCACGGAACGAACTTTTCGTCAGCGGTCTTCATGCCAATCCACGGCAAAGCGTCCAACGCCTCATGCTCGAACGAAATCTTGCCAGCAAGATCAGTTGGCACGAGCTTAAGCCACATGCCTTTGCCGTTCCAACCCTCGCGCGCGACGCGGCCGCCAGCTTTCAACGCGCAAAGAGCGTCGCCAAAATTTAGCCCAATCCGCATGGGAACCGCATTGGGATGCAGCCAGCCGCCGACGCGCTGCAACGCCTGCTCGAGCGTCTCGCCTTCCCGACGCGCATCAACACGGTAATTTTCAGTCTGTGGGTCATAAGTGATGATGTACATTTCGAAGCTCACGACACGATCCTCCAGTCGGTCGCCAGCAAGTCATCACTGAACACCCCGAAAAGCCCGCGCGCGCCGCCGTCGTGCCAGAGAACGCTGCCGTGCTCAATCTCCAGATACTGACCATTCCAGCCGGCGCGCGCGACGCGGCCTCCGGCCTTCAGCGCACGAATGGCGTCACCAGTATCCAGCGCCGCGTCCGACGGTTGCCCAAACAAATCCTCGGAAATTGCGCCGGCGCCGACAATAGTGTCGTCATGCGGCGTGGTGGTAAAGATCACTTCCTGGAGCACAAGCGGTGGCTGCTGTTGAACGCCAGGGTCGCCGCCAGCAGGCACGCCGGTCGGATTCAGCGCGCTCGGGTCGGGCGCCAACGCACTCGGCTGCGCGGTAACAGGATCGATAGTGACGGGCGCGCCGTACCCACCCGGATCACCCGCGCCAGTTGTCGCCGGCTCCGCGGGCAGCGGTTCGCCGACAAACGTGGGCGCAACAAGCCCCGGCGGCGTGTTGGCCACCAGATCGGGGAACTTCGCCGCCACTTGGGGCGGGATCGGCACAAAAGTCGTCGGATCGTTTTCACCAGCCATGATTTTTCCCCCTTAAACCGCGTAAAGCGGCCCCTCCGGCTTCACGTTTTCAAATAACTGCGACTGCGTGTGCGCGGCGAGCATCTCGTCGCTACGCGTCAGCAGCCCGCATTCGCGCATGTGCTTCAGCGCCTGCGACACCGTGTCAGTCAAATCCTTGTACTTCCCCTTGGGAAACGTCGAGACCTGACGGATCACCATTTCCGCCCAGTCCTTGTCAGGCGCATACACCATACCCTCAGCGAAGATGTGTTGTACAGAGTAAAGACGCGACACCTTGTCGATCGACTTGGGGTCGATCAGGTGGACCGCCCATGGCTCGTGCCCGAACAAGCGCCGCAGCTCCTGCGCCACGCTAATGCCCGACGCCTTGTTTTCCACCAGCAACCGGTCGACCTTCAAGTCCTTGCATGTCTTGGCCGCCTTCTTGACCAGCTCGTGCAGGCCAAGCCGCTCCTGCCACGCGAACATCATGATCAATCGCGGAACCGGCAGCATCGAACTATCATAATTTAGTTCTATGTCTTTAGGCCGGCCATAGCGGTCAACCATGCGCGTCGCGCGCTGCTCGTTGATCGAGCTGGAGACGCCCCACACCGTCATTGCGGAGTAGTCGTTTTCCTCTTTCTCGGTGTAAGCGGTGTCCAGGCTAGCGACGATGAAATCGATCGGCGGATACTCGCGCGCAGACCACAAGCGCCACCATGCGTCCTTGATAATGCCGCCGCCACGCGGCACGGGACATTGTTCGAATTGCCCGGCCGTAGCATAGGGTCCAAGTATTTTTGAATCGCGCTCAACCACGTCGGCCGGGAACCGCTCGGGGAACAGCAGCTCGCCGCGTTCAGTCCGAGGGTCCACTAAGCCTAGCTTAGTCGGAATACAACGATCAGGATCAAAGTGCATTGGAAGCATAATATGATCGTAACCAAGGTGGCGATCCAATATCTGACCGGAAATATCATCCTCGTGTAAGCGCTGCATGACCACTACTATGGCGCTACTTATGGGATTGTTGAGTCGAGTTGGCAAAGCTTCGTTAAACCACGTGTTAACTGAAGTGCGTGTTGCATCGGAGTTAGCGCCGTCAACAGAATTTAAATCATCGAGTAAGCAACGGTCGGCGCGCGCGCCAGTGATCGAGCCGGTGGCGATGGCGTGCCGCCAGCCACCCGCCGTGTTCTCGAATTTCTTCTTGCTGTTCTGGTCGCCCGTCAGGATAACGCGATCGCCCCAGTGACCTTGGTACCAGTCACTCTCGATCAGCCGGCGCATGCGCAAATTATCGCGCAGCGCCACGTCCTCGAAACTGTGCGACGCGCAGATATAGCGCAGGTGCGGCATGTTACGCGGACCCCACTCCCACGCCGGAAAAAATACAGATACGATCATCGAATTGTGGACGATAAGCCCATCGATGGTGAACGACGCGTCCTCGTCGACTGTCAAGCACCTGCACTCGCCAAAACCAGCGTCTTCTAGCGAGTTGACTGCGTCCTCATAGACGTGCGGATCAAAACGATCAAAGAACGCCTGCGCCGCTATCAAACGCTTGCGATTCATGAGTCCCGGCAGCTTGGCTATCTTGGCGACTTCTCCACGTTCTGAGGTCTGTATGTCGAAATACACGTAAACCCCTCCTGGCTGAGACGCAGTTTCCAGACGCGCTTCTCTACGGCGTACTCTGGCTTTGATGTTCAGGGCCATGAGAGCCCTGTGGACGTCATGCGCCAGCCCTTCGCTGACTGTCGTGGCCGACGCCAGCATGCTGGTCTTTTTGCCATCGTGGCGCACGCCGACCGTGCCATCGCAAGACCAGTAGGCTCCGAGAAAGTTGCCTATCGCTTCTGGCCCCGAACGAAAAACGCCCTCGGGAATCCTCTTGGTGTACGAGTTGCTGCGGTATAGGTCGTGTGAACGCAGCCAGTCCAGCACGGGCGGTTCAAACCCAGGCGCGACCCGCGTTTCGCTAGACTTCAAAACGATCTTTGAGGCCTGCACCCTTTTGTTTGAGTGCGGCGCCTCATACGCGTAAAAGCCACAAATAGTGGCGCACTGAATAAAATCGTCGATCGCATCACGATCCACGTTCACAAAAGCAAGCGACCGTTGCGAAATGCAGCCGTCGCCGACTAGGTAGCCAAGCAGACGCGCTTCCTCGGGCCTCATGGACCTATCGCCAAAGTCCTCGGTTCTGTGTGGCGCGCCGACGTAATCTTGCAGTGTCAGGTCCCCCGCGCTGACCCACCCACGCGGCGTCAGGAACGGATGGTCAAAAGCCGTGCGCACGTTGCGACCGCTGAAAGTCCCCACCTGGATCGTCGGAAGCGCGCCTTGCTCGTGAACTGCCGTCACGCTCCGGAAACGCCCCCTATGCGTCAGCACGCGGTCGCCAACGCAGATATCCCCCAGGCGCACGAAACCACAGTCTGTGAAGACCATCTCGTCCACATGGACTGGTTTGGAAAATCCAGGTGGCACGTTGATCAGCAGGCGATTGTATATTTCCCCGTCGTCCGTCTCGCCGTCGCTGATCGCCTCCAAATGCGTTCCGATGAAATCCGCGTGCCAGTTATGCACGTAAGGCTGACCGGGCTCCAGCACTGGCCACGCGCGTTTGACGAACTCGATAAAGCTCTGCTCACAGGCCTCCTTGTCCAGAGCCTTGAGCATCGCCGCCGGGTCAATGCGGTGCGGAAGCGTGACTGTGAGCTTGGTCACGGGTCAAAATCCTCCCGGCGCAAATTGTCCTGCCGCTCGCTGATCTTGGCGAGCGTCTCCAGCGAACCGGCGATGCTAGCGAGCAGTTTCACGACCACCTTGACAATGGCGAGCGCCGTGAGAGCCGCGCTCCTCGTATCATCGGAATCGATCGTGTCCTCCAGTATATTAAACAATTGCTCAGTATCTTGCTCACGTATCGTCATCGTCCTCATCCTCTGGTGTCACGTCGATCATCTTGACGAACGCGCGCTCGGCGGCGTGGATCTCGTCCAGGCTCATGTGCGAGACGTCAATCGTGTTGGTGCTCTTGACCTCGACA